ACCATACACACAGACCGCAATGAAAACTCAGTGCCGGGCGCAGCCTTTTCACGCTATCACCGCGAGCTTGTGGCAAAAGTTCGCCATTTGCTCAGTATATCAAGGGCGGCCGAGGTTGCCAGCTTGAATGATAAAATTGATTATTACTGGATCAACAGGCTTGTGCCGTCTGATACAACCTACACAGCAAGCGACAACAGCTACGATGAAACCGTTTTGACTTTCGAGGGTGACTTTTCAATATTGACATCTGCATGGCCTAGTGCTTAAATACTTTCGCAAACTAATAAAAACAAATGTCTATTCCCTATAACTCACAAGCTGACCAGCCGCAAGGCTTGGAATCCGTCACAATCAACTCTGTCGCATACGTTGTCGACTCTGTTGACATCGCAACCAATGATAACCGCGTGATTTCACGCACAGACGCAAACGGTGACCGTGCTGACTTCATGATTCGCCCCGGTGCAGATCCAATCAGCGGATCGCTAACTCTCCAGAGAGCATCAACAAGCACTGTTCTCCCTCCAGAGGGTGACGAATTCAGCTATGACTTCGACCGTTCCGGCACTGCGTCAACACTGGTTGTCAGCAATGTAAAGGTTTCTCGCGGCGATGATTTTGACACTTTTGAAATCGACGTATTGCTTAAAACTTACCAAGGCTAAACCATGAAAATCAAGCTCTTAAAAGATCACTCCATTTTGGGCAAGATCGAAAAAGCTGACACCATCGTTGACATCAGCGAAGGGGTGGCAAATGACTTGATTGAACGAGGCATAGCTAAAAAACTCTCAAAGGCAAAAAAAGCAGACAAATAATTGTTTGTAATCGTTAGTTTCTGGCCTTGCTCGTTAAAAGCGGGCGAGGCCTTTTTTTTATGAATACGCAAGAGGAATACCGAAAAGAGCGGAAAAAGATTGAGCTTAATCGTTCACTTGATTGGTCAACGTTTGGCGTTGAGCATAAGGTTGCGGGTGAAATCCTCAAGCCTATGACCGTGCAAGTGTGGTTCGATCTGCTTGCTATGCAGTCGCCGCTTATATCCTCGGAGTTGCCAACATTAGAAGCAATCATTGATTACATATGGCGCAACAGCAAAAAGAAAACAAGCAACCCATTACTCAAACAATGGCGGCTCTGGATGATTGAGCGCAGAGTTGCAAAAGACTTAAAGGAAAAAGACACAGCCGAGGCATTGATTGAAGTTGTGTTTGATCACATCAACACAAGTTTAAACGAGTTTCCGTCATCAGTATCATCAGCAAGGCAATCAAGAACAAACTCAGTTTCCATGTATTCGGGTGATGCGTCCATGATTGATGAGATTGCAAGCCGCTATTCGATGCACCCGGATGAGGTTCTAAATCTACCACTACGCAAAGCGTTTTCTCTGCAACGCGTCATCAGAGTAACAACAATTCCAGATTACAAGATGCTTGAGCCAGAATCGCTCCGAGCAATAAAAACAAAACATTTACAACAGCTAAACAATGGCAAGTGAAATCAAAATGGGCATATCGCTTGACTCAAGCGGTGTGAGAAAAGGACTGGCAAAGGCTAAGTCGAGCGTGAAAAACTTCACGACTCAGGCCACAGAATCGTTTAAAACATTCACCAAGGTGGGCGTTGGTGCGCTTGTTGCTGGCTTTTCCGTTGCCGCCAGAAAATCATTTAGTTATGCAAAAGAGGTCGAAAACCTATCGCGCATATCAAACACAAGTATTGAGGACTTTCAGCGCAACGCGCACGCTGCTCAGACAGTTGGCATTGAGCAAGAAAAGCTCGCAGACATTTACAAGGATACAGGTGACAAAATAGGTGACTTCCTGCAAACGGGAGGTGGCCCGATGGTGGATTACTTTGAAAACATCGCGCCACTGGTCGGACAAACTGCGGAACAGTTCCGGGATCTATCTGGCCCGGATGCACTGCAACTCTATTTTGACGGCTTGGAAAAAGCCAACCTTAGCCAGAACGACATGACGTTCTATATGGAGGCAATTGCATCTGATGCAACCGCGCTGATTCCATTACTAGCTAAATCAGGTCAAGGATTTCAAGACCTCGGCAAGGATGCCACCGTAATGGGTGACAATACAGTCAAACAATTAGCCAGAGCGGAAAAGGCACTTGATAGTTTAAAAACGAAACTGGTTGTTTTTGCTGGCACAAGGATCGGTGATTTAATGAGCGTGTTTAGCCAGACCGAAGGGCAAAAAAGCGCAAAAGAAGGGACGAAGGATGTAGGCGCAAGACGGATGGCGGCGGTTGGGCAATTACAAGCTGATGGCGTAAAATTCAGCAAAGCCGATTTAGCAATACTTAACTCAACAGAATCAACCATCACACAAATCACAAGCGTGATGGAGAGCAGAGGGAAAACGGCGCAAGACTTCTTTAAAGCACAGCAAAAGCAATCCGACCTGATCAAAGAGGAAGAAAATGAAATTTCTAACGCTGCTAAAAAAGAACAACAAGCGCAAGCAGCTAAAATAGCTAGAATATCTGACATAAAAAAAGCAAATCAAGAGTTGGCTGATGCGGAAGCGCAAGCGGCAGAAAAAGCAATGTCAAAAGAGGCAAAGCTTTTTAATCTCATGGGACAGCGTGAAAAGTTGCAAGAAAAGATTTCATCTGATGCAAAAGCCGGGACAAAAGAAGCACTGGAACAAATCAAAGCTAAAACAAAAATTATTGAAATTGATGAACAAATTGCGGGATTGCATAAAGATATTACAGCAGAAAAAAAGAGGCAAGCAAAGCAAGATGCAGACACCGCAGCCAAGAAACAAAAACAATTTCAAGATGAGATTGAGAGGGCAAATGAAGCCTCTGATGCAGCGGCTAAAAAAGCCAAAGATGATGCAGAAGCTGCAAAAGAAAAAGCCGAGCTAGAAAAAGACCAATCATTACAATCAAGGCTGATTGATGCACAGGTCAAGCAAAGAGCGGGTTTAGAAAACAGCATCAAAAATGAAATCGCGTTACGCAACAAAGCAAAAGAGATACAAGACGCAACCGGGAAATCTGAGAAGGAATCATTAGAGTTAGCTAAAAAGAAGTTACAGCTTGAAGCCGGGGCTGATGTAAACATGAGCGGGTTCACAACGCGCAGAGAGCAACGCGCATTTGATAAAGCGCAAAAGGTTAAAGCCAAAGAGCAAAAAGAAAGACAGCGGCAAGAGGTGCGGGACGAGTTGAAGAAAAAGCAAGGGATGACGGCCAGACAGAGAGCCGAGGCCGCAGCACAGGAAAGAAAAGCCAGACGTGAAAAGGCACAAATCAAAAGGGACGAAGGCCGCGACAATGATATTTTTGGCAACGCTAAAGGTGCATTGCAAAAAGCAAAGGCAATAAAACCTAAAAAGCCAGAAAATGTGATTGTGAAAGCACTCGACAAGCAAACGGCACTTCTCAAATCAATAGATAAATCACTAAAATGCGAAGGATAAAATGAGCATACCATACACCCAACCAACAATTGCAAACGTCCGAGTTGGAAGCGGCACGTTTATATCATACCCATTTTTGACAGATGGTGACACAACAACGAAGGTCTACAACATGGCTTGCAGTCAGCGAGCTAGTGACTACGCGGCTAACCAAGTTGCACTAGATGACACGATGTCAAGCGCATCCGCTGCTGGAGTGATTGCGCTACCTTTCGCGGCTGATTCATCTGCATACTTTGTTGGCGATACTGGCCATGCTCCAAGTGACGGCGGCATGATAGAATTTACGCGCACATTTGCCAACATTCCGCAAGCATCAAGAGAGCTGGTGGGAACTCAAGCGTATAACTTTCCCGGCTGGTCAGCAACATACAACCAAAAGCAACTCATAACCATCACGGCGGCATCATACACATCACCGTCAAACATTGTAACACTGACAACAGCTGTTGATCATGACATGTCAGCGGGCGGCATAATACAGTTGAACATGGATTACACGCTTACTGGATCAACATTTGCCCACTACGCGCAAGGCCGCTTTCGAGTGGTTGCAGATATATCAGCAACGCAACTTTCTGTTGACCTAGGCAGGGTGTTTGGATCACAAAAAACAATGACGCTCAACAACGCTGAAATGGTTGACGCAACATATGACAACAGGCCAGCGGCATCACATGTATCAACAACGATGGAGGAAATCACTTACATTTTACCCGGTGTTACATCTGGAGTTACAACAATTGCAGACATCTCAGTGCCTCCTGTTTTCAATGTTTACAATATCCTTGCTGGCGTATCAACAGACACACTAAAAGATGGCCCGTATCCTACGATGCCGAGTAAATCAGACTACCTTGACATGATAGATGACAAGGCACAAATTGTCATTGAATCAACTCTTGAGAAATGGCGCGGCAACATTTTAAA